GAGGGCGAGTACCCAACGCTGGGTTATGACGCTGGCGAGTGGATCGAGTCGCATTGCGTGATCCCGGACGGCTACCGGCAGGGTAAGCCGTTCATGCTGACCGACGAGATGTGGCGGTTTCTGCTGCAGTTCTACCGGCTGGATCCGGAGGCTGAGCCGTGGCCGGGGCCGATCGGGCTGTCGCACACGGGCGCTCAGTTGCGGCGGTCGCAGAAGTGGGGCAAGGACCCGTTCGGCGCGGCGATCTGCTGGGCTGAGGCACTTGGTCCGACCCGGTTCGACGGCTGGAACGCTGCCGGTGAGCCGGTGGGCGCCCCGTACCCGACGCCGCTGATCGTGTGTCTGGGCACGTCGGAGGATCAGACGGACAACACGTGGCGGCCGTTGCTGGCGATGGCACGGCTGGGGCCGATCCTGGACTTGCCCGCGGTGCGCGAGGTCGGCCAGACGAAGGTGGATTTGGCCAGCGGCGGGAAGTTGGAGCCGGCGACGACGTCGGCGAAGGCTCGCCTGGGTGCGCCGATGACGTTCGTGACGATCACCGAGTCGCATCTGTTCACCCTGCAGGGCGGCTACCGCCGGGTGTGTGGCGCGGTGAAGCGAAATGTGGCCGGCATGGACGGCCGTTGGCTGGAGTTGACGAACGCCTACGACCCGACGGAGGGTTCGGAGGCGCAGGTCACCGCGGAGTCGTCGGACCGGGACGTGTTCGTCGACACGGTCGAATCGGTCCGCGTCGAGGAGTTGTCCGACGACGAGGCGCTGTACCGGGAGTTGTTGCGCCAGTACGGCGACTCGGCGCGTGAGCGCGGCGGCTGGGTGAACATCAAGGGCCGTATCATGGGCGAGTGCCGCTCGTCGCGGCACCTGGAGGCGGACCGCCGCAGGTTCTTCCTGAACGAGATCGTCGTCGGCCAGTCGGTGTTCGTGGACCCGCTGCGGTGGGATCTGCAGGCCAAGGACGACGAGGCGCTGAGCAAGGGCGTGCCGGTCGCGCTTGGTTTCGACGGGTCGAAGTACCGGGACGCCACTGCGCTGGTCGCCTCTAGGATCTCCGATGGCCGGCTGTTCGTGGTGCGGATCTGGGAGCGCGGCGAGGCTGACGGCCCGGACTGGAAGGTTCCGACCGCTGAGGTTGACCGGGTGGTTCGGGACGCCTTCGAGTTGTACAACGTGGCGTGCATGTTCGCCGACCCGTGGCGGTGGCAGGACTACTTGGACAATTGGGTGGCCGCGTTCGGCGAGCAGCGGGTGGTGGAGTTTCCGACGAATGTCGAGCAGCGGATGGACCGGGCCATCGAGCGGTTCACCACCTCGTTCGGTGCCGGGGAGATCACTTACGCGCCGCATGACGCGCTGAGCCGGCATGCGAAGAACGCGGTGCTGGTGAAGGGCTCGAAGAAGAAGCCCCGGCCCGGTGAGGACGAGACGCTGACCACCCACTATCTGAAGATGGCCAAGCGCGGCGACGGGCTGCTCATCGACGCCGCGGTGGCCGGTGTGCTGGCCCATGAGGCGCGGGCACACGCGATCGAGCACGGCATGGTCGGCAATCAGGCGAAGGAGCTGTGGGCGGCATGGCAGTAGCGATCCCTCTCCTGACCCCAGTGTCGCGTGCGCGTTCTGCCATCACGACAGCGGCGAGGCGAGTGGTCGAGCGCGGTAAGGCTCTCTCTCGTGTCGCTCGGGCCCGGGCCGGATACGCGGCTGGCGTGGTCAGCACGGCTGTCGGTGTGGGGATCGAGTTCGGCGCCGGCTGGGCGCTGATCGTGGGTGGCGTGGTGACGTCGGGGTCGTATCTGCTGCTGTATGACGTGGACGAGTCGCCGTGACCAGCCTGCTTCAGCACGCTCGCCGCGGCTTCACCTGGCCGTTCGACAACCAGGACTATGACTCGTTCAGCTATGGCGGGCAGACGTATTTCGGTGTGGCCACGGCCGGTGCGGCGTCGCCTGACCAGGAGGCCCCGCTGGCCGGTTTCGCCCAGTTGGTCGACTCAGCGCTTCGATCGAACTCGATCGTGTTCGCATGCGAACTGAAGCGACTGTCGATCTTCAGTGAGGCGCGGTTCATCTACCGGGCGTTCAACGCCGGTCGGCCGGGCCGGATTTTCAGCCTGCCGGAGCTGGACATCCTTGAGTCGCCGTGGCCGCGCGGCGTGACCGGCGACCTGCTGTCGAACATGATCCTGCACGCCGATTTCGCCGGGAACGCGTTCGTGGCTCGCACGGCGGAGCAGCCCGACCGGCTGCGGATGTTGCGTCCGGACTGGGTGACGATCGTGATGGGTGACCGGAACGGCCAGCCGATCGAGTCGGCAGCCCAGTTCGATGCGGAGATCATCGGGTTCATCTACGACCCGCAGGACGGCATGACCGAACCGGAGGCGCTGCTGGCCGAGGAGGTGGCGCATTTCGCGCCGATCCCGGACCCGCTGGCCCGGTTCCGCGGCATGTCGTGGCTCACCCCGGCGATCCGGGAGATTCAGGCCGACCAGGCCGCGACGATGCACAAGTTGGCGTTCTTCGAGAACGGCGCCACCCCGCAGGTGATCGTGTCGTTCGATTCCTCGTATTCGGAGGAGCAGTTCAAGGCGTTCGTCGCGAAGATGGACAAGGGTCACAAGGGTTGGCGCAACGCGTACAAGACGCTGTACCTGGGCGGTGGTGCAACGCCGCATGTGGTCGGCAGCGACCTTCAGCAGTTGGATTTCAGCAAGACGCAGGGCAAGGGCGAAACGCGGATCATCGCCGACGCCGGGCTGCACCCGGTGCTGGTTCCGTCGTCGGAGGGCATGCAGGGCGCGTCGCTGAACTCCGGGAACTACAACTCGGCGAAGCGGTCGGTGGCGGACAGCACGTTCCGGCCACTGTGGCGCAACGTGTGCGGTTCCTTGGCAACGATCGTGCCACCGCCGCGTGGTGCCGAACTCTGGTACGACGAGGTGAATATCCCGTTCCTGCTGGACGACGCGGAGGATCGGGCGAAGATCCAGCAGGTGAAGGCGTCCACGATCCGCCAGCTTGTCGACGCCGGCTACGAGACCGCATCTGTTGTGACCGCAGTCGAGTCAGAGGACATGTCGCTGCTCAAGCACACCGGGTTGTTCTCGGTGCAACTGCAGCCGCCGCGGCCTGAGCAGGTTCAACCGGAACTCGAACCGGGCGTCAATGAACCGTTGGCGCTCACCGGAGGCGAATAGCCAATGGCCGAGATGTCTGCAGCCCAGATCAACGATCTGCCCGACTCGGCGTTCGCCTACATCGAACCGGGTGGCAGCAAGGACGAGCAGGGCAAGACGGTGCCGCGGTCGAAGCGGCACTTCCCGATCCATGACGCCGCACACGTCCGCAATGCACTGGCACGGGCACCGCAATCGCCGTTCGGAGACAAGGCGATGCCGAAGATCCGGGCAGCAGCCAAGAAGTTTGGAATCGAAATGAGCGATGAAACCAGCGCTAGCCGAGCCGACGAGAACCCGTTCCTGGGGCCGCAGCTGTTCGTACGGTCCTATCCGCTGGAGGACATCCGCATCCTCAGCCGGGCGCAGGGCTCGGAGTACGCCGACGGTCGCACCGTGGAGGCGTATGTGGCGGTGTTCGACCGTGAGGCCGAGGTCCAGGACCACGAGGGCCACTACCGGGAGATCATCGACCGCACGGCGTTCAACAAGGCAATTGCTGACGCCCGGCCGCAAGGTGGTCGACAGGCGTGGCGCGCCGGAGTGTTCTACAACCACGGCATGACCTTGTTCGGCACCCCGTCCGATCGGTTCAGCGTTCCACTCGGCTCGCCGCAGGACATCCGGGTCGAAGATCACGGTCTGCTTACGATTACCCGGTACAACGCGACCCCGCTGGCTGACGAAATTCTCGAGGCGATCCGCTCAGGCGACATCACCGGTCACTCGTTCACCGGTCGCATCATCCGCTCCGACCCGGCCCGTCCACCGTCGCGCCGCGGCTACACCCGTCGCAGCGACGGGACGTTGGGCACGGTTCGCCGCCTCGAAATGGGGTTGCGCGAGTACGGCCCGACCCCGTTCCCCGTCTACGCCGATGCTGCTGTGGTCGGCGTGCGAAGCATGCTGGCAGGCCTGAGCTTGCCAGCACTCCTGTCCGCCACTCGTCAGACGGTCGTCGATGAGCTCGTCGAATCCGGCATGGAGCCGGAGGAAGCGGTTCGCGCGGTCACTGAGGAGCCGGCGGACAGCGACACTTCCGCACCGAATGTGGAAGCCGTCACCGACGAGCCGCCTCCCAACGAGGGGCACTCGAGCCGGTCAGAACTGCTGCAGCGCATCGCTGCGGCGAAGACGATTCGGCCGGGTCTTGGAGCCCGGCCGGAAGGAGGCTCCTAGATGAATCTCAAGGAGATCCTCGACCGGCAAGAGGCCATCAGGTCCGAGCTGAAGAAGATCGAGGACAACCCTGCCGCGGTCGAGGAGACCGACGGCGACTACGTCGACACCCTGGTCGACGAGTACGACGCGCTGGAGGCGCGGCGTGAGCCGCTGGCCGCTCGCGCCGAGAAGCTGAACCTGATCCGCGTCGCGTCGAAGGACGAGACCGCCACCGAGTCCGGCGAGTCCCGCAAGATCGAAGCGCCGACGCAGATTTACCGCAACAAGCGGAGCCCGTTCGACGACATGGAAGCAGTTCGGACGAACGTGCTCCGCGGATCTGAGATGCGGGAACGTGCTCACGACGCCATCGAGTGGATTCACCGCACTCAGTGGGTGGACTTCTCCCACGATCATGCGGAGCGGGCCACCCAGCTCGCCACCCAGTCCAAGGGGATCGCCCGGCATATCCTGATGACCGGCACGGAGGAGTACTACGAGGCGTTCCGGTCCTACCTCGCCGACCCTGAGGGACTCGCTCAGCGGGCCACAACGGTCGGAACCGGCAGCCTCGGCTTCATGCTGCCGTTCCCGCTGGACCCGACGATCATTCTCGACAACGCTGGATCGTCGAATCCGTACCGGCGGATCTCCCGGGTGGAGCAGACCACATCGAACACGTGGAACGGCGTCACCTCGGCCGGTGTGAACGCGGCGTTTGGCGCCGAGTCGGCTGCCGCGACGGACGCTTCCCCATCCGTCTCGCAGCTGCAGATCACCCCTCAGCGTGCCCGTGCCTGGGTTTTCGGGTCGTACGAGAGCCTCGAAGACAGCGATCTCGGTGCGCAGCTTCCCAGGCTGTTCGCCGACGCGAAGGACCGGCTCGAAGAGGGCGCGTTCGCGACCGGTGCTGGCACTGGTGTGTTCCCGCAGGGTGCGGTCACGGCCGCCACCACGGGTAACACTGCGGCGGCCACGGCTTACGCGGTCGCTGACGTGTACACACTGCAAGGCCGTCTGGGACCGCGGTTCCGGAACTCCAGGTCCGCGGCGTGGCTGGCGAACTTGTTCTACCTGAACAAGACCCGCCAGTTCGACACGGCCGGCGGCTCCTCGTTCTGGGCCAATCTGGGCCAGGGCACCCCGGAGCTGTTGCTGGGCAAGCCGGTGTACGAATCGAGCTCGATGAGCGCAGCCACTGCTCAGAACAGCCTTGTGCTGATGTTCGGCGACTTCGAGCAGTACGTCATCGTCGACCGGGTCGGCATGTCCATCCTGTACAACCCGATGGTCATGGCTGCCGCGACTGGCAACCTGCCCACCGGTGAGGCGGGCTGGTTCGCGTTCTGGCGAGTCGGCGCGAAGGCCAGCACGGCGAACGCGCTGCAGGTCCTGAAGATCCAGTAACCCAACTACCGCGACAGCCCTCGTCCCCCTCCGGAGGCGGGGGCTGTCGCACATCCGGAGGAACGCATGACCGAGTCGTTGATGATCCTGGGCCATCCGCACGATGCGGACGGCTCCGGCTACTACCGGTTCTACCTGCCGTACAAGCACCTGGCGCGCGGCACCCAACACCAGATCCTGCTTCCGCAGCCAGGGCAGCGGTTCACCCCCGACATGGATCAGGTCGAGGAGATCGACCTGATCTGCGGGCAGCGGTTTATCGGCACCGAGGGGATGGCCCTGTGGGAGGGCTGGAAAACCAAGACGCTGCTCGTCTACGAGAACGACGACGACGTGCTTCATCCGGACAACTCGTCCGGGTTGGCATTCTGGCATGACGAGAACATCAAAGAGTCCTACAAGAAGAACGTCGCCATCTCCGACCTGGTGACCGTGTCGACGGAGCCACTCGCCGAGGAGATGCGCCAGTACAACCCGAACGTGGTGATCCTCCCCAACCACATCGACGGGGACCTGCTGTTCCAGGAACGCCCCCGTCGTGACAGGCTCACCATCGGCTGGGCCGGCGGCATGTCCCACCTGATCGACTGGATGCAAGCCGCCGAACCACTGCGAGCCGTCCTCGATGCGAATCCGGACCTGGACATGCACTTCGTCGGCATCGACTATTCGCCGCTGCTGCACCGCGAATGCCGGTTCACGCCGTGGAAGGCCGACACCTGGAGCTATTACAAGAGCCTCGACTTCGACATCGGGCTGGCGCCGCTCGCCGACACCACGTTCAACCGGTCCAAGTCGCACATCAAAGCGCTCGAGTACATGAGCCTCGGCATCCCCGTGATCGCATCGAGACGGCCCGCCTATCAGGAAATGGTCGTGGACGGGGTCACCGGCTACTTGGTGAGCAGCGAAGACGAGTGGCGGCAGCGCTTGAACGAGTTGATTAACGATGAGGCGATGCGTGCCGAGATGGGCGCGAAAGGTCGCGAGGTCGCCGCGAACTGGACGATCCAGCAGGGCTGGAAACTGTGGCGGGACGCTTACGAAGGAGTCGCGGGATGGCCACACTAATGCGTTGCACGACACCCCATTGGCAGGGAAACACGTTCATCGACGCCGGCACGCTGCGGCCCGCCGGGCACCCCGAGGTGATCCCCGCTTTCTTCGAAGCGTACGACGTGGAGGAGGCCGCCCCAGCAGCTGCGGCCGAACCTGAGCCAGCGCAGGCTGAGGAGCCGAAGCGCGGCCCGGGACGGCCACGCAAGAGCGACGCAGCATGAGAGTTCTTGTCACCGGCGGGTGTGGGTTCGTCGGCCATCACCTTGTCGAGCATCTGCTGGAAACCACCGGCTGGGATCTGGTGGTGCTTGACTCGCTGACCTACGCGGGCCGGGTGGATCGGGTCACGTCGATGAAGGGCTACGACCCGGACCGGGTGGACCTGATCTGGCATGATCTGCGAGCACCGATCCACGGCCATTTGGACGGCCGCATCGGCGATGTGACGGCGGTGCTGCACCTGGCCGCTGAGTCGCACGTGGACCGATCGATCACAGCTCCGGCACCGTTTGTGCGTAACAACGTCGACGTGACGCTGAACATGCTCGAATGGGCGCGGACCCGGTTCGGGTTGTCGCACTTCGTGCAGGTGTCCACTGACGAGGTGTACGGCCCGGCTGCGGAGGGTCAGCGGCATGTGGAGTGGGATCCGATGATCCCGTCGAACCCGTACTCGGCGTCGAAGGCGGCACAGGAGGCGCTGTCGGTCTCGTACTGGCGCACGTTCGGGGTGCCGGTGGTGCTCACCAACTTCATGAACATGATTGGCGAGCGGCAGGACATCGAGAAGTTCGTGCCGAAGGTGGTGCGGGCGGTGCTGGCCGGGGAGGCGGTGCCGCTGCACGCCCGCCCATTGCGGGACGGGTCGTGGGAGCCGTCGTCGCGGCACTGGCTGCACGCCCGCAACTACGCCGATGCGCTGCGGTGGATGCTTACCGACACCGTGCCGGCGGTCTACCCGGACGCCGACCGGCCGGACCGGTGGCATGTGGCCGGCGAGGAGCTGGACGTGCTCGAGTTGGCGCAGCGGATCGCCAAGGCCGCCGGCCGTGAGCTGCGGTACGAGTTCGTGGACTACCACGGCAGCCGGCCAGGACACGATCATAGATACGCGTTGGACCCGTCGAAGATCCACGCGGCCGGCTGGAAACCGCCGATCGGGCTGGATGAGTCGCTGGAGCACACCGTCAAGTGGATGATCGACCACCCGGAGTGGCTGAAGTGAGCGACGCGGTCGTCGTCGTCCCGAACCATCTGCCGCACCTGGACTTTCTGGCCGACTGGCGCGAGCAGTTGGCCGACACGCAGATCATTGTCGTGCAGGACGTCGGCGAGAAACCGTCACCCCCGCCTGGATACCGCGGTATCACCGTGGTCGATCACCGCGACGCGAAGGCCGACTTCGGCGACGATTCGTGGATCATCCCGACCCGGACGAGCGCTTGCCGCTCCTACGGCTACTACTTGGCGTGGAAGCGCAACCCGGACATCGTCGTCACCCTCGACACCGACTGCTACCCGGACGGCAGCGACCTGATCGGCGGTCACGCCGCAAACCTGGCCGGTACGGCGACGCTGAACTGGGTGAACTCGGTGCCGCACAGTCCGATGTTCCGCGGCTTCCCGTACGGCATCCGTGACCAGTCTCAGATCATGCTCTCCCACGGCCTGTGGTCGTCTGTGCCGGACTTGGACGCGCCCACCCAGCTTCACCACCCAGGGCTGCGCCTGCGGCCCGCACGGGGCATCCAGACGGTCCCGCGGTGGTCGTTCTTCCCGATGTGCGGGATGAACCTGGCGTGGCGGGCCGAGTTGACTCCGGCCATGTATTTCGGGCTGTTCGGCCCGGACTATGGGTTCGACCAGTACGACGACATCTGGGCCGGCGTGCTCGTCAAGCGCATCCTCGACCATCTGGGCATGGCGGCGGTGTCTGGCTACCCGAGCGTGGAGCACCGCCGTCAGTCGAACGTATACGTCAACCTGCGTAAGCAGGCCCCCGGCATGGCAATGAACGAGCACTTCTGGCGCATTGTCCGCGACCTTCCGCTGACCGAGACCACGATCGTCGGCTGTTATCGCGAGTTGGTTGACGGGTTGCCGGACGTGATCGAGGACGAACCGGACGGGTGGACGGCGAAGTTCAAGAAGGCCGCATCGATCTGGCTGGGGCTGTTCGAATGATGGGAGGGAACGGTTCGTGGCTAAGCCGGTGAAGACTGTCACTACAACTCAAAGCCTCGACGCTGAGGGCAACGTGGTGAGCGAAACCATTACGACCACGGTGACCGAAGAAGTCAAGGCCCCTGAGCCACCGTTGACTGGAATGTATCTGTGAGCCTGGCGGAGGCCCAGTTGATCGGTCCGGGCGAGCCGGAGCGGGTTCGCTGGATGTTGGATCTGGTGCAGGCCAGGGCCAGCCTGCCGGGGCTCAAGGTACTAGACCTGGCATGCCGCACCGGCGCGTTCTCCACGATGCTCGCCAATGCTGGTGCCGACGTGCTCGGCATCGAGGGGCGCCAGGAGAACCTGGACCATGCGCCCGCCTCGACGGCGCGGTTCGAGCTCGCCGACGTCCGGGACGCGTCGATCGAGACACACGGCACGTTCGACGTGGTGCTGTGCCTGGGCATCCTGTACCACCTCGGCCCCGAGGACGCGATCGGACTGCTGGCGGCGATGCGCAAGATGACTGAGCGGTTCGCGGTCATCGATACCCATATCGGCGCCGACCATGCCAGCGTCGTCGTCGACGGCCATAAGTACCGCGGCAACTGGTACAGCGAGAACATTGATCACCCGTGGTCGGCGCTCGATAATGCCCAGTCGTGGTGGTTCACCGCCGAATCGCTTGACGATGCGCTGCACGCGACCGGTTGGGTGTCGATCACCCCGATTCCCGGCAAGTCATGGGGCGGCGAGACTGCCGACCGGACGTGGCTCGTCGTCGAGTGAACATCCTCGTCGTCGCCCGCTGGCAGGAGGACATCGGCTGGCTGGACGGGCTACCCGACGGCTGGACCGCCGCCGTGGTGCACAAGGACATCGACCTACCGAACCATGGCCGCGAACCGACCAGCTTCCTGTGGTGGATCGATACCCACTACGAGAAGATCCACCCCGGTGCGGCCTACGGCTTCGTGCAGGGCAACCCGTTCGGCCACGTCGTCGATCTGTGGGACCAGATCACAGCCCCCGGTGCCGGGTTCCGGCC